GGTGCCCACAAAAACGACCTCACGCCGAATGAGCCGTTGAGCGATCAATCTCTGCAGGTGCTGACCGACCTGGTGCAGGAGAGCTATCAGCAGTTCGTCGAGGCGGTGGCTGAGTTCCGAGGCATGACGGTTGAGCAGGTGCGCGCCACTGAGGCCGCCCTGTATCGCGGCCAGGCGGCAATCGATAGCGGCCTGGCCGACCGACTGCAGTCCCCCCAGGACGCGATCGACAGCATCACGCGCTCGGTGGCCGAGGCCAGGGCGCAGCGCCAATCGGGTCGTGTGTCGGTGCGTGCCGCCGCCATGCAGATCCAGTCCCAAATCTGACCGCGTTCGCGGCAGTCCACCCGCCCGCTTTCAGCGGGCATTTTTTTGTCTGAAGGAAAGACCATGTCCCTCGTTCTCAAACTGCGAAGCGAACGCGCCCAGCTCAACACCGAGCTGCAAGCCATCGCGAAGAAGGAAGCTACCGGCACCGCGCTGTCGGCCGAAGAGCTGACCCGCTTCACCGAGCTGGAAGGCCAGATCACCGCCCTGACGTCCCAGATCGCCCGGGCCGAATCCGCTGAGCGTGCCAATGCCGCCGCGGCGGTGCCGGTCAATGAATCGGCCCAGGGCGTGACCGGCCCCCCGACTCACATTTCGGTAGTCGACAACCAGCCCCCGGGTGCCAAGATGGCCCAGATGGTTCGCCTCTTGGCCGCTGCTCAGGGTAACCAGGCTTTGGCCGCCGACCTGGCTGCCAAGGGTGGCTTTGGCTCCGATGTGTCCATGGCTCTGTCGACCGTCACGGCCGGCGCTGGTGGCGTGCTGGTGCCGACGAACTTCTCGGTCGATGTGATCGAGAGCCTGAGCCCGGTATCGGTTGTTCGTCGCATGGGGGCCGTTTCTGTCCCCCTGAACAACGGCAACCTCACCCTGTCGCGCATCACTGGCAACACGGCCGTCACCTATATCGGGACGGAAACCGATGTTCCCACCACCGATATGGCTTTCGGTGACCTCAAACTGTCGGCGAAGAAGGCGGCGGCCATCGTTCCGATCTCGAACGACCTGCTGTCAATGTCGGGCGTGAATCCTCGCGTTGACCAGTTGGTGACCAACGATCTGACCAACAGCATGGGCCTGTCGGAAGATCTGAACTTCCTGCGTGCGAACGGCACCGGCTTGCTCCCAAAGGGCCTGCGCTACTGGGCGTTGGCGGGCAATATCGTGCCGGCACCGGCCGACCCCGATCTGCAGCAGGTAGAGACCTACCTGTCGGGCCTGATGCTGCGCCTGGAGAACGCCAATGTGAACATGACCGTTTGCGGTTGGGTGATGGCACCGCGCACCATCCGCTGGCTGGGTTCACTGCGCGACGGCAATGGCAACAAGGCCTATCCCGAGATCGACCAAGGCAAGCTCAAGGGCTACCCGTTCGCACTGACCACCCAGATCCCGATCAACCTGGGCGTGGGCGCGAACGAATCCGAGATCTACTTTGTGAACTTCGCCGATGTCTACATCGGCGAAGACGCCGCCTTGGTGGTCGCCTACTCGAACGAGGCCTCCTACAAGGACGGCGCCGGCAACATGGTGAGCGCCTTCCAGCGCGACCAGACCCTGGTGCGCGTCATTGCCAAGCACGACATCGGCCCGCGCCACGTCGAGAGCATCGTGGTTGGCACCGCTGTGAAGTGGGGCTCGACCATGCTGAGCTGACCAGGTCAGCTCCGAGGCGCCCGCCTGAGGCGGGCTGCCTTCCTCAATTTCAAACTCACCTGGAGGTGCCATGAGCACTCAACAATTGATCATTCTGGAGTTCGTGAAGAGCTGGCGAGGCTACGGCGAACACGAGATCGCTGGCTTCGATGTCGCCATCGCAAAGGCTCTGATCGACGGCAAGGTCGCGATCGAGTACAAGAAGGCCGCAGCACCTGCCGCCGCGCCTGCCTCTGCTCCGACGCGACAGTCCCGGGCGACCTCGGGCAAGAAAGCGGGCGCCGGCAGTGCCGAATCCAATGCGGGCCAGGCCTCGCAGTCCACCAGCGAGCCTGAAGGCGGCCCGGGCGCCGGCGGTTCAGCAGAATCCTCGACCTCTTCGCCTGGCGACCCCCAGCCCCCGGCTGACGCCGGCCCGGCGGATGAAAAGGCCGCCGCGGGCGCCGGCGGCGCTGACGACGACCGCCCGTAAGCCATGGCACGTCGAATCCAGTACATCGACACGCCGCCCCTTGTGGCGGCCGATCTGGCGGCCTGGATGAAGATCGATGACGTTGACATGCAGGGCAGCCTGGTGGACGCAGTGATCTTGCCGGGGGTGATCGCCCAGTGCGAAGCCAAGACCGGGGCCGCCATCCGTACCGCTCAGTTTTCTGAGTCGTGGGATGCCCACCGGCCCTCAGGCTCGGCGCTCGATGTGGGCCAGGCCTTCGCGATCGACCGCATCGAATACCGAGACACCAGTGGCGCGTCTCAGGTGCTTGATGAGGCTGCCGCAGAGATCCAGCGAGAGCAGCGCGAGACCTATGTTCACTTCCCCTCGGGGCGACCGGACGGCAGATTGCTGATCGAGTACCGGGCTGGTCTTGACCTGGATGCGTACCCATCGGTGCGCACCTGGTTGCTGATGCAGGCCGCCACGATCTACGGCCAACGCGAGACCTTGATCACGGGTCAGACGGTGGCCGAGCTGCCCCCGACATTCATCGATTCCCTGCTGGCCGACATCACCGTGCCACCTCGGTTTTAGGAGGCTCCATGCTGCACACGGGCAAGTTGGATCGGCGCATCGTGATCGAGGCGCCCGCGCGCGTCAAAGGCGCTGCAGGTGGACATACCTCCACCTGGACGCCTTTTGGTTCCCCATTGTTCGCTGCGGTGCGAAATCTGAATGGTTCTGAGCGGCGCCTGACGAAGCAGGGCGGCCAGGTGGCTGAAAAGCGCACCGAGTTCACCGTCCACTATCGGGAAGGCATTACGGAAGAGATGCGCGTGGTCTACCGGGGGCGCTTCTACAACATTCAGCACGTCAACAATTTCAAGGAAGCCGACCGCTACCTGATCTTGACGTGCGACACGGGGCTCAACAATGGCTAACAACACCATTGACACATCGGCGCTGACTGCGGCCTTCAAAGAGGTTCGTGACGACATGACCAATCGCACCTCTCGTGTGATGGTTGTGGCGGCCGGCCGGATTGTGAAGGCTGAGGCGAAACGCATTGCTGTTGCGAACGGTTCAAAGCGAACCGGTGCAATGATCAAGAACATTGCTTTCAAGTTCGAGAAGGATGCTCCTCAGGGAACAACTCAGTACAACGTGGGTGTTCGGCATGGCAGCAGTCTTTCCACAAAGGCCAAAAGCAACGCCAAGCTCAAGGTAAACGGCAAAGGCCGAATCATTAAGGTCTATGTCGATGACCCTTACTACTGGAGTTGGGTCGAGTTCGGTCACCGGTTTTTGCCCAAGAGCTTCAATGGGAACACCAGCGTTCGCGCCAGGCGCAAGGCGGTCGCAACCTCTTTTGCGAGTCCCAAGCCATTCCTTGCTCCCGCCTTGGTCAACGTTCAGCAGGCAGCGATTGATGCGATGGAAGTTGCGTTGGTGAAAGCGCTGGAAAAGCAGGGAGGCTCTTCATGACCACCAGCATTCGTGCTGCGGTCAGCTCGGCACTCAGTGCCGTGCTGTCAAACAGCTGGCTCAGCGAGCTGCCGCCCATTCCGGTCTGGCCAGCCATCACCTTTGAGATCAACTCGGACCCCGAGCCGGGCTGGGTGATCGGCGCGAACTACATGGCGCATGACGTCAATGTCGTGATCCTGTCGCCCAACGCCGACGAGCTGGAGGCTCTGGAGCCGCTCGTGCGCAACGCACTCTCCAGTCTGCCCTCGTTCCAGTACGAGGAGGGCTCAGGTGATGCGGACTATGAACCTGACCCGCAGGTGTACGGGCGATTCATCAACGTGAGATTGCGCACTCGGGGCTGAGCAGCCCAACGCAAACCCCGCATGGCGGCTCCGAATCGGGCCGCCATTCGTTTTTTTAACCCTGAGGAATACCAACATGGCTAAGACCTCCGTTAGCGACTCCAGCGCCACGGGCGCAGACAACCCCAATACCTCCGTGCAGACGTCTGCACAGCCCGACCCTACGCCGGTCTTGCCGGCCTGGATCGCCGATGAGCACGCGGGCATTGGTGGTGACTACGTGCTCGACCCCGCTACGGGCAAACGCACCCGGGTCGGCGGCGCCGATCTGCCCCCCGCCGTTGCCTGAACCCAGGCATCCGTCCAATCTGAACCATTGAGGTCAATATGTCCAAAAGCATGAAGCAGATCCTGGTGCTCGCAGCGGTGCAGTCCGTGCGAGGCACTCCGGTCGTCCCGGTGCCTGGCACCAATGCCATCCTGGCGCGGGCCACGACGCCCAGCCTGATCAACGCGGAATTTGTGGACCGTGCCCTGATTCGCCCGTACAAGGGCAGCAGCCCCCAACTGGCTGTTGGCGTGCACCGCACCTTTGAATGCGAGGTTGAACTGGCCGGCTCCGGCGCCGCCGGCACCGTGCCCAAGTTCGATCCGCTGCTCAAGGCCTGCGGCTTTGCTTCCACCGTCACGGCCGGCACCTCGGTTGTGTACAGCCCTGTCAGCACTGGTGAGCCGCTGCTCACCTTGTATTGCTATCTGGACGGCCTGCTGTTCACGATGACCGACACCAATGCAACGGTGTCGATCGAGCTGAACGCGAAGCAGATCCCTGTCATGAAGTTCAAATTCATGGGCAACTACGCTGATGCCACCGATGTCTCGATGCCGACTGGCGCGGTGTACACCGGCTTCACTCAGCCGGTGACCGTGGGTAAGGACAACACCCCGACCTTCACGGTGCATGGTGTGGCTGCCGCCTGCTCGGCCCTGAGCTTCGACCTGGCCGCGCAACAGACCTACCGCGACATCATCGGCTTCAAGGGCGCGATCAGTCCTGACCGCAAGCCTGCCGGCAGCATGACCATCGAGCTGGACACCATCGCCTCCAAGAACTGGGGTGCGGCCGTCAAGCAGGGCGCTCAAGGGGCGCTGCAGTTGGTGCACGGCACCTCTGTCGGAAACATCGTCCAAATCGACGCGCCGGCCCTGCAGATCAGCAGCGCGCCCACTCTGCAGGACCAGGACAGCGTGGCGATGCTGAGCATGAATTTCATGCTGCCGCCGTCGGCTGGCAATGATGAACTGATCCTCACGTTCAAGTAAGCCCGCCCGGGGCATCCGGGCATTTCCGCAGGCCACTCCGCCACCCGGCGCAGTGGCCTTTTTGTTTCCCAACCTTCCAACCACTACGGAGTACCACCATGGCTTTCAAACTGAATCTGACCGGCAAATTCACTCGCAAAAATATCGTCATTGAACTCATGAACGAACGCGGGGCGTGGGAGAAGAACACTCTCGACGCCACTTACCTGCAGCCCACGACCGATGAACTCGACGAGCTTCGTGATCTGAAGCCGAAGGAAGTGCTTGAGCGCAATCTCACGGGGGTGGCTGGGCTGCTCGATGACGCCGGCAACTCCATCGAGCTGACTCCTGAACATAAGGTCGCGCTGCTGGCAATACCCGCTGCGGTGTTGGCTCTTAGTCGCGCCTTCTGGGAGGGTGTGGTCAAAAGCCCAAAAGCCTGATCGAGGCGGCGCAATG